CCACATCTTCTTGAGGATATGCTCTCGATACAACTTCTTTAGCAAGTGCAAAAGTATCTTCATACAAATCATGTATGTCTGCTTTAACATCTAAGTATGCTTGTCGTTCTTGAGTGTCCTCTAGTTCTGCGTGTTCAATATAACGATTAAGGATTTTCTTCCTATACTCGTCATTCATTCTTAGTTTAGCCATATTATTTTCCTTTCTTTATGGTTATTCTGGGATATTAACAGAATTACGATTTTGTGCAAGTAAAATGTTATGAATGGATTGAATATTATCCCCTACCCAATCATACAAACACCCTTGAGAATGGAAGAATGGTCCATATGTATTAGGGCTTGTGGCTCTCATAGTTTGACACCATTGACCAGACCAGCTATATTCCTGAGCCTCTTCTTGTCGGCGCCATAATCCCTCGAGCTCAATCGCGTCTAGCAATGAGTTTAATTCTTCCTCACTATTCGCGTAGACATATCTTACTTGGTGGCTTTGAGCATATCCATATTTATAAAATTTCTTTTTACAGTTTGGATTTTGACAAATATAAGCCTTGCCATTTCTAAATGCGTGTTCCATTATATCCCTGCCATTTCCATAAATCCCATTAGTAATAAGATAACTGAGATTGCTATTGTTATTAACATCACTTGTGCGTTCATATTCCCCACCCCCAAAATAAAATAGCTCGAGTTGGAAAATATAAAGCTATAATGAGAATGGCAATAACTTGCCACCCCTCATTACTTATATATCTACTATATCTTTTCTTCATTAGTGTAGCTCCTCACTTGTTTGTGTTATTGATTTAAAATTAATGCTTTCTATTTTAAATATATCGGTGAATGTTCTATATCCAACAATCTCTCTAGAGTGTTCATCTAGTGCAACGCAACAAACTGCAAGTTTATTTTGTTTAGTAATCCAAACTTTACTCTTATCATCAAAAAAGGCTCGTCTGACTTGATTTCTTTTATTGCCTTTATGGTGAAAATGAATTTTAAACATATCACACACTCCGAGTTCTTGCGTTAAGGTATCGCAACAAATCAATTCGTCATTTGCCTCGATAGTTAATTCTGTATATCTTTTATCCATAAATATCCTTTCTAAGTTTGAGAGGGCTTTCGCCCTCTCTTTTTATTAACTGTCTAATAAATCAATTATTTTATAAACAGTATCATTTGAATAATCATCTTCTTCTTCTTCTCTAATTTTTCTTGCTTTTGTTTCTGCATCTTCTTTTACTATTTTCATAGCTTGGGCTACAGAAATACTATCACTTTGGAACACACAATTAACTCCCCATTCGATAGATTTGTACTTGTCAATTTCAATTAGAGCAAATCTTCCTTTCTCATTACTCATCTGACACCATGCAATCTACATCTCGATATAGGTCGAGAGTTCCCTCATCTTTTGCTAGTTCGTATTTTTCCCATTGTTCCTCAGTTATACAATCGAGGCAAGTTTCACCGTCTTTAGCAAAATAGTCATTTGTTGTAATTGAATCACATTCTTTACATTTATACATTTTTATACTCCTTTTTTATTTCTATTAATCCTTTTAAAGTATCTTCCCATAAAAAACAACTAAATAATTAAAATAAATCTGTGGATAAGTTAATTATTTACTTGACATATTCTCCCATATGTGATAGGTGGTAAAGATATCACAGTGTGGCAAAAATGCCACAGCCTCGCTTCGCTCGGCTACATCTTGTGCCCTTCGGGCCCACCCTCCCCTAGATATAGTAGTGATATAAATACAACCTAGATATAGTAGTGATATAAATGCAACATACTATATGTTGCGTGTGCCCTACGGGCCCACCCTCCCCAAATTAGCGGGGTCCCAAACCAGATCTCAAAGTGAAACGAATATCGACCCCCCTATACCCCTTTTTGTAGATAGGGGTCCCAATTCTAGTCTTAATAGTTTGATTTAGAGATAGATACATGCTAAATTCATTTTCACTTTATCAAAAAGGAAAGTGCAAAAATTTTATAGAATTTTTTTTCAAATGCTAACTCCAGAACAATTAGAAAATCTCCCTGCAGATACAAAAAAAGAATATTTAAAAGCAGCCCTGCTCCTCGATCAAAAGAAAAAGGATGAATCTGTAAGAAAAGACTTTTTATCTTTTGTAAAGCACATGTGGCCAGAATTCATTGAAGGTGAACACCATAAAATTATGGCTGAGAAGTTTAACCGCGTTGCGCGGGGCGAGCTCAAGCGACTCATTATCAATATGGCACCAAGACATACAAAATCAGAATTTGCATCTAACTATCTCCCTGCATGGATGATCGGGAATAATCCTGCACTTAAAATTATCCAAGCAACAAACAATGCAGAACTTGCTGTACGTTTCGGTCGTAAGGCAAAAACATTAATTGACCAAGAAGACTATCAGAAAGTTTTCAATACTCGTTTAAGAGAAGATTCTCAAGCCGCCGGTAAGTGGGAAACGGCCCAAGGTGGTGAATATTATGCAGCCGGTGTCGGCGGTTCAATTACAGGTCGTGGTGCTGATTTGTTAATCATTGATGATCCACATTCTGAGCAAGATGCCATGAACCCCGCTTCGTACGACAGGGTTTATGAATGGTATACCAGTGGACCGCGGCAAAGGCTTCAACCCGGAGGTAGAATCATTGTCGTTATGACAAGATGGTCAGTAGCCGACTTAACAGGTAAATTATTGAAAGCACAAAAAGAGCCAAAGTCAGACCAGTGGGAAGTAATAGAGTTCCCCGCGATATTGCCTTCCGGAAAACCCGTTTGGCCAGGCTATTGGAAAATTGAAGAATTAGAGGCGGTAAAAGCATCCGTAAGTATATTAAAATGGAACGCACAATACCAGCAGAATCCTACAGCTGCTGAGGGAAGTATAATTAAGCGTGAATGGTGGAAGAAATGGCCTAAGGATAAGTTGCCTCCGTTAATGCATGTTATTCAGAGCTACGATACAGCCTTCATGAAGAAAGAAACAGCCGATTTCAGTGCTATAAGCACCTGGGGCGTGTTTGAACTAAACGAGGGCGACGGACCGCGGATCATGCTTCTTGATGTTGTTAAAGATAGATACGAGTTTCCTGAACTTAGAAAGAAGGCAAAAGAGCAGTATGACTACTGGAAGCCCGAAACGGTGATCGTGGAAGCAAAGGCATCAGGGCTACCTTTAACGTACGAATTAAGAAAAATGGGTATACCAGTTATTAACTTTACACCTAGTAAAGGAAATGATAAACATACTAGAGTAAACTCCGTTGCTCCATTATTTGAAGCAGGGATGGTATGGTATCCTGATCGGAAATTTACTGAAGAGATGATTGAGGAATGCGCTGCATTTCCACTAGGTGAACACGATGACTTAGTAGATAGTATGACTCAGGCATTAATGCGATTTAGACAAGGTGGTTTTATAGAACATCCAGAAGACTACGAAGATGAAATATTACCACAAAAACGAAGGACATATTACTAATGGCGGTAGACAAAAATAACCCTTACAAAGAAGAAGAGATTCTTATCGACGAACATGTTGAGGTTGCGACTCCAGAAGAAGTAGCAGCTGCAGAAGGCGAACCAGCAATTGAAATGATGGAAGATGGTGGAGCGGAAATAAATTTCGATCCAAGTGCAATGCCTATTCAAGGAGCTGAACAGCATGATACAAACTTAGTTGATTTTTTAGATGAGAATACTTTAAATGAAATTTCAAACGATCTAGAAGAAAATTATTCAGACTTTAAATCTTCTAGAAATGATTGGGAAAGCACATATACAAAAGGTTTAGATCTTTTAGGTTTCAAATATGAAAATAGATCAGAACCATTCCAAGGTGCATCAGGTGCAACCCACCCAGTGCTTGCAGAAGCTGTTACACAGTTTCAAGCTTTAGCTTACAAAGAATTACTTCCTGCAGCAGGACCTGTTAGAACTCAGGTTGTTGGTAATAACAATAAGATGGTGGAACAACAAGCACAACGCGTCAAAGAGTTTATGAATTTTCAGCTAATGGTTAATATGAAAGAGTATGAGCCAGAGTTTGATCAAATGTTATTTAATTTACCTTTAGCAGGTTCTACTTTCAAAAAAGTTTATTATGATTCAGTTTTAAAAAGATGTGTTTCTAAATTTGTTCCTGCAGAAGATTTATTAGTTTCTTATACAACAACTTCTCTTGAAGAATGCGATACTATTATTCATGTTGTTAGAGTTTCTGAAAATGATTTACGTAAACAACAAATATCAGGTTTCTACGCTGATATAGATCTAGGTGAAGCAGGTGATGGAGATAATAATTCTGTTCTTGATAAAAAAGATGAAATAGAAGGAATAGCAAGAACAGGTACACCTAATGAAGTTCACACTCTTTTAGAATGTCATTGTGAATTAGACATTCCAGGTTTTGAAGATATTAATTTACAAACAAATGAACCTTCTGGAATCAAACTTCCGTACATTGTTACTTTACATGAAGACAGCGGAAAGATTTTATCTATTCGAAGAAACTGGGCACAGATAGACCAAACAAAAACTAAAAAAGAATATTTTGTGCATTTCAAATTCCTACCAGGCCTTGGCTTCTATGGATTCGGTTTAATCCATATGATTGGCGGATTGTCTAGAACTGCTACCGCAGCTTTAAGACAACTTTTAGACGCCGGTACCTTGTCCAACTTACCAGCCGGATTTAAACAAAGAGGCATAAGAGTTCGCGATGAAGCTCAACCGTTGCAGCCGGGAGAGTTTCGGGACGTGGACGCGCCTGGTGGAAATCTTAAAGATGCGTTTATGCCATTACCGTTCCGTGAGCCGAGCGCCACGCTCCTTCAACTTATGGGCACGGTTGTTCAAGCAGGACAAAGATTTGCAAGTATCGCTGATATGCAAGTCGGAGAAGGCAATCAGAACGCAGCAGTAGGCACGACTATGGCGTTATTGGAACGCGGATCGCGGGTTATGTCTGCTATTCATAAAAGATTATACGCGGCTATGAAGTGTGAGTTTATGCTTCTTGCTAAATGTTTCTCAACTTACTTACCACCACAATATCCTTATGATGTTGTAGGAGGACAACGACAAGTTTTCTTACAGGATTTTGATGATAGAGTAGATATTATTCCAGTTGCTGATCCAAATATCTTCTCTCAAACACAAAGAATAACTTTAGCACAAACAGAATTACAAATGGCTATGTCTAATCCGCAGATGCATAACCTATATCATGCATATAGACACATGTATGAAGCACTTGGTGTTAAAGATATTGATGTTTTACTTCCACCACCACCTCAACCGCAACCAATGGACCCTGCAAGTGAAAATATTTTAGCTTTAAACGGTAAAAAGATTCAAGCTTTTGCCGGACAAGACCATCAAGCTCATATGAAAGCTCATATTCAGTTTATGGGGACTACAATGATAAGAAATAACCCTAAAGCAATGTCTATTTTACAACAAAACTGTGTTGAACACATAAATTTGATGTCTCAAGAGCAAATTGAGATGGAATTCCAAGAAGAATTGATGCAAGTTAAGCAATTACAACAACAAATGCAGGCTATGGCACAACAATTAGGCCCTCAGGCACAACAAAACCCTCAAATAATGGAAATGCAGAAGAAATTAGAGACTTTCCAGAGAAAAATAGAGTCTAGAAAGGCTGTTTTAATCTCTGAGTTCATGGAAGACTACGCAAAAGCAGAAAAAGAGGTTTTAAATCAAATAGAGAATGATCCTTTACTTAAATTGAAGGACAGAGAACTAGATTTACGTGCTCAAGAGGAACAAAGAAAAGAAGAAGAGGGAGATGACAGATTAAATCTTGAAAAGATGAAAATGTTACAAAACAGAGAGATCCAAGAAGATAAATTGGATATGACTGACAAACATGCTAAGTTAAGAGCATCAGTAGCATTAGCTAAAGATGGTATAAAAAACATGAAGGCAACTATTCAGGAGAGCGGTAATTAATGTCTAGTAAGAACAATAAAAACAATAATACAAGTTCTGGAAGACCGAATCCGAAGAAGACTTGGGAGAACACCAGAAAAGCAAGATGGAAGTCTAAGAATAAATATTCTAACCCTAATAAGAGTCAATTCCAAAATACAAGTGGTACTAAATATTCTGGCAATCTAGCCAACTTCATGACTAAGAAGAATGCACCTAAAACTAATTACCGTGCACAAAGTATTACTCAAAATAAAGGTGGTTATATGCCAAACAGCGTATCACCTTTAGATATGGCAAAAGCTGCTGGTAACTTTTTAAACACAGATAAAATGGTTAACAAATGGTCTAATAAGTATGGCTTGGGTGGCGGAAAGTTTGCAGCCCTGAAAAATGATCCAAGTATTGTTAATACAATGAATCAGGCCAAATCTAATCTTGCTAATTGGAATAACACCATAGGTAAACAATTAGGTTACCCTGCAGGGATGAATACACCTGGTGGCGTAAAACCAGTAACTAATTTAATGATAGATAGAGCACTTAATGTGGGTGCTGATGTAAATCCAACACATGGAATGAGTTTAGCAGACTCATGGAAATCTGAGAGTTATTTAGCTCCAGAAATTTCAGGGAAAAAAATACTAGGTGGATTAGCTTCTTTAGCATCAGGTATTCCAGGACTAGGATCAGTAATGGAGGCACTTACTCCTGAACAAAAAACAGATTTAGCTGGTCCTTTATTAGGAGTAGAACCAATGAATAAGTTTGGTATGCCTTCTAAGTTTGATACAGACCAAGGATTACATGTTGCAGAATATACAAGTCGTGCAGCTCCAATTGCAGAAAGTCCATCAAGTTGGCAATTTAGTGATAGATATGGTGGTGATCCAAATGATCCTTTTGGCGGAGGAACAATTGCACTTGCTGATAAGTTCAAATCTGAACTTATGGGTTTAGTTGGACCAGGGACTCCTGGTTTTGCAAGTTCAGGTGAAGCAACAATAGGAAAAGGTAGTCTTGCAGAAGAAATGGGGTTTGCAAATACACAGGATCTTAATGGAGACGGAATAGTAGATAGTATTGATGGAGCTCTTGCTGCTCAAGCTTATGTTCAAGGAGCTCTCCCTGGAAGTGCATTTTTTACAACAGACATGAATAGCCCAGAGATGCAAGAAAATATTGACGACCATAAAGCAATTATAGATGCCATAAAGGCTCAAGATGCACAAAAAAAAGCAGCTTCGGAAATACTTGCTGGTCCTTTATATGGACTAGACCAAGGCAGTATGTTTGATAGAGCTATTGATTGGGGACAGGATCTTTATAATGCTGCTCCTTCTGCAAGTGATATATTGGATAGTATTAAAGGCGCTGGTACTAATTTTATGGATTGGGCAGGAGAAAAATACAGTGATACTGTTGATAATATAATGGGACCTATTTCTTTTGATTCAGTTCAAGCTACACCTTCTCAGGATCAATTATTAGATGCTATAGCATTTGTGGAAAGTGGTAATGACCCAACAGCCATAGGCTCTGCAGGTGAATTAGGTGAATTCCAAATTAAACCTTCAACCGCGTTAGATGCAGGGTATGGTGTTCCTAGGTATGAAGGAGACGCTTCTGGATTACATGATTCAGATATAGCTAGAATGGTAGCAGGGGATATATTAGGTGGTTACACAGATGCATTAGGTGGTGATTGGGAGAAAGGTGTTATAGGATATAATACAGGTGTTACTGGATTTAATAATATGTATGGAGATGATGGTGATTTTTCTGGTAATGAATATTTAAACAAAGTTAAAGATGCATTGGATATGCAATCGGCAAATAATATGCAAGTGGCAGAACTTACAGATAAACAAAAAGCTTTTATGAATCGACCGGAGCAAAGCACTGATTTTCAATCGGCTGATTCTTTATTTGATAAAGTAAAACAATTAGAGGACACAGGTTTCATGGGTTTTGGTGGTCAAGAACCAACTACTAGAGAAGAGTTTAATAACTATTTATCTACTATTATTTAATGGCAAAAAATAAAAAAGATAAAAAGATTGAAAAAGTAATGAGAGAGTATAAGATGGGCACTCTCAAAAGCGGGAATTCGGATAAAAAAGTAAAAAATAGAAAACAAGCTATTGCAATTGCTATTTCCGAATCACGTAAAAAAAAGAAAAAAAAGAGGAGGATCACATGATTCAAGACTTAAGAGACGCAATCGTAGACAAATGGAATGATATGTCTGTCAAATCAAAACTGATTGGCGCGGCTATCATTATCGTAATCGCTTTAATCATCATCTTATAATATGTTCCAACTATTATTAAAACCATTACTCGGTGTAGCCGGTGACATGGTTAAAGGTGTGATTGAAACTAAGAAGGCTAAGTCAGAAGCTAAGCTAACTGAGATCAAAGCTGCCACAGCATTAAAAGAACAACAAATAGCAGGTAAAGTATCTTGGGAAGCATCAGCAGTAGATCAAATGAAGGGGTCATGGAAGGACGAAGTAAGCCTCGTAGTGCTGCTCGCCCCCGCCGTGCTCGTATTTATTCCTGGATGTCAAGAATATGTTAAAAGTGGGTTTATTGCTTTGCAAGAACTCCCTACGTACTACCAGCACCTGTTATACATCGCGATCTCTGCATCATTTGGGATCAAAGGCGCAGGTCAAGCCGTTAAAATGTTCAAAAAGAAATAGATTGACTTAATTTTACATTGGGGGGAAAGATGGGGGAAGAAAAATCCAAGAATCCGCTTGACGTATTCTGGGAGGAACTCGGAAGGAAACAAAAAAAGTATGTCAGAAGCTATAGATCCGATAAACGTCATTCACAAGATGAAAAAGCATCTAAGAGACACCATGGAAAATCACATGACAGTGGTAGCTCAAGGGGTTGACACTATTGAAGAATACAAATATATACTAGGTAAGATCCACGCGTTGGATTTAATTGATCAGGAATTCTCTAACCTGCTAGAACCAAAGGAGCCAGATAAAGATGACCCAAACAACGTCACACGCATTAGAAGATAAATATGATGCACAAGATGATGCTAGAAAAATAGCAGAACACGAAGCAACTGAAGAACCTTCCAAAACAAATTTAGAAAAATTACCTAACCCAACAGGTTGGCGTATTTTAGTCATGCCTTTTCAAGTCAAAGAAGAAACAGAAGGCGGAATTATTATTGCACAAGAAACTTTAGACAGAGCACGAGCCGCGGTCCAAGTTGGATACGTATTGAAGATGGGTCCGCTTTGTTATGAGGATAAAGAAAAATATACTACAGGCCCGTGGTGCGCG